CAGCACCTAGTGTCGTATTACCCGCAACAATGAAGTTGCCGTTAGCATTTAGCAGACCATTTGCAATGGTGCGACTTGTTGCAACAGTTGAGTCGCCCAATACTGTATTACCAGAAATCTCAAGATTTTGGCTAACAGACAAGCGACCAGTAATTGAAGCTCGGCCAGTAACTGCTAGAAGCTTTGCAGTTCCACCAAATGTTGTGTTACCAGAAACAGTTAGATTTTGTGATACTGTTTGTCTTGTCGCTGCAAATGTACCATTAATAGTTGTGGTTACACCGGCACGACCTATAGTGGTTTGACCCGCTGTTGTAGATATATTAACTGCGCCGTTATTATTCATACTGACAGCGCCAGCTGCGCCGTCTAATGTAAAGTTACCGCTAATTGTAGTATTGCCAGTAACCGCCAAATTGGTGCTAATTGTTGCGCGGCCAGTATGTGCCAACAGACCTGATGTTGATGGGTTAACTCTTAAAACAGCATTAGCAACCTGCACTCTATCAGAAATGAGAGTACGTAATGCAGTATTTGTGCCAGTTAGATTGCTATTAACTAGTGTAATTCTAGCTGTCTGAGTTGCAATTGATGCATTTGTATTAGCAAGTGCAGAGCGTTCAATTGCACGTGTCTGATAAATTGCTGCGGCATTTGATACCTGTAGTCTATCAGAAATTAACGTGCGAAGTGCAGTATTAGTACCCTGAATGTTGCTGCGAACATTTGTAATTGAAAGATTTGTATTAGCAAGCTGACTCTTAATAAATGCGTTAGTATTAGCCAGTGCAGCGCGCTCAATTGCACGTGTCTGATAAATTGCTGCGGCATTTGATACCTGCAGTCTATCAGAAATCAATGTGCGCAGAGCAGTATTGGTTGCTTGAATATTGCTGCGAACATTTGTGATTGACTGGTTAGTATTAGCCAACGCAGCGCGCTCGATTGCGCGTGTTTGATATACAGCCGCAGCATTTGCAACTTGCAGTCGATCACTGATAAGTGTGCGTAAAGCAGTATTGGTAGATTGAATATTGCTACGAACATTTGTGATTGACTGATTTGTGTTAGCAAGTGCAGCACGTTCTACTGCCTTAGTTTGATAGATAGCGGCAGCATTAGCTACTTGCAAACGATCATTGATAAGCGTGCGCGTAGCAGTATTCTGTGCATAACGGCTTTCAATATCAACACCACCAACTCTAACCTTTGTGGCCTTAAGCTGTGATACGTTTAGATTTGCAGTTTCAAATGATGCATGATTGACATTAATACTACCTGCGCTAGGCTCTAGAGTATAATTACCAAACACATAGAAATCTTTGGTACCAGCATCACGGAAAACCCCAACGTGATTATTGGTGACACCATTTTTTCTATAATGACCGTAGAAACCAATATCGCTGACATCAGCAGTATTATTATTTGCAAGCGCAATCAGATTATCTGAGGTATTGATAGTTGTCTGATTAACAAATGTTGTATTACCAGTAACTGTTAAATTACCAGTAATGCTTACATTTGCACTAAATGCTACTCTACTTGTTACTGTTTGCGGGGTCGATGAAGTTTTATTTAAGAAATTGGTATTTACATAAGAATTAGAAGCAGCATATGCTTTCGTTGCAAATTTAGCATCGGCATTAGCAACTTGCAATCTATTGGATATTAATGTACGAAGAGCAGTATTCGTGCCAGTAAGATTACTATTAACTAGTGTAACTCTGGTTGCTTGAGTTGCAATTGATGCATTTGTATTAGCAAGTGCAGCACGCTCGATTGCACGTGTTTGATATACGGCAGCAGCATTAGCTACCTGCAAACGATCGGATATCAGTGTACGAATAGCAGTATTAGTAGCTTGAATATTGCTACGAACATTTATAATTGACTGGTTGGTATTGGCCAATGCTGCACGTTCAATTGCACGTGTCTGGTATAGTGTTGCAGCATTTGCAACTTGCAATCTGTCTGAGATTAAAGTTCTAAGTGCAGTATTTGTGCCAGTAAGATTGTTATTAACTAGATTAATTCTAGCATTGGTATTAGCAAGCGCAGCACGCTCTACGACTTTAGTCTGATAGATTGTAGCAGCATTTGCAACTTGCAATCTGTCTGAGATTAAAGTTCTAAGTGCAGTATTGGTGGCTTGAATATTGCTACGAACATTTGTGATTGACTGATTAGTATTAGCCAACGCAGCACGCTCGATTGCACGTGTCTGGTATGTTGCAGCCGCATTTGCTACCTGTAGTCTATCAGATACTAAAGCTCTAATCGCAGTGTTTGTGCCGGTAAGATTTGTGTTCAATCTACCAATAGCAAGATTTGTATTTGCTAATGCGGCATTAAAGGTGCTTTCGGAAACTCCGCCACCTCCGCCCCCACCACCTGTCGAAGAAATAGTAATTGTATCGGTTGCGGGGTTTGCAGCTAGTGTGATATTTGCTCCAGCAACAAGAGTTAGTATATCGCCTTTGCTATCAGCAAATATGCTATTGGCACCAACAGTTATGCGAGAAAATGCATTGGCTGCATATCTTGAATCTGCATTTGCTACTTGAAGTCTATCAGAGATTAAGGTGCGTAGCGCAGTATTGGTGGCTTGAATATTGCTACGAACATTTGTGATTGACTGATTTGTGTTAGCTAATGCTGCGCGCTCAATAGCACGTGTTTGATATGTTGCAGCGGCATTAGCTACCTGCAAGCGGTCTGATACTAGAGTGCGCAGTGCGGTATTGGTGCCAGTTAGATTTGTGTTTAGTCTACCAATAGCAAGATTTGTATTAGCCAGTGCAGCATTGAACGTACCAACTGATACTCCACCACCGCTTGTTACAATTGATGCAATATAAGCATTAGTATTGGCAAGAATTTGTTTTACATAAGCATTTGATGCAGCATAAGCTTTAGTTGCAAACTTAGCATCTGCATTTGCAATCCCTAATCTGTTATTAACTAGACCACGAAGTGCCGAATTTGTGCTTTGAATATTATTGTGAATAATATTAACAGAATAGTTTGTATTTGCTAATGCGGCACGTTCAACTGCTTTTGTTTGAAACGTAGCGTTGACATACGAATTTGATGCTAAAGTTTCTACCTGACCTGAATTGGTGGTTATCTTTAGCTGCCCAGTTTGGCTGGACTTTAGTATAGTGTTACCTAAGAATATTGTGCTACCACTTAGATATAGATTTGCATATCTGCGTCCAGGTGAGCCAATATTAAATACGTTATTTGACGCTGGAATAATAGCACGAGTCTGTATGGTAGTAGTAAAATTATTGGTTGACCCACCACCACCACCGGCTACTGTATTAGCTTGCCACTTACCTAGCGTCGCATTCCAAACTAGAGCTTGACCATCAGTTGGGGTTAACGTTGAATTATAATCAACATCATCAAGCCTTCTTAGTAGAACTTCACCAGACCCACCGCCGCTACCAACCATGGCCAGTCTTGATGTTTGAGAACTAATCTTTTGAGATAGCTGTTCAAATCTATCTGTTAGCTGCTTGGATACAGATGATACATCAGCAATTGGACCAGGTGGTCCTGCTTCACCGCGCGGGCCCGCATCACCTCGATCACCCTTAGGTCCAGCAGGACCTACATCACCACGATCACCCTTTTCACCCTTAGACCCTTGCGGTCCCTGCGGTCCTGGAATACCCGGTAGACCACGATCACCCTTAGGACCTTGTGGACCACCAGCAGGGCCGCGAGGACCTTCTGGACCCTGAGGAATTTGACGAATCTCTCCAAGCAGCTTGCTTTCTACACGATCTGCTTCATTCTGTGCAGCCTTAATAGCTGCGGCGAGGATCTTTGCTGCTTCTAGAGATAGAGTCACTTCTTTAACCCTCTTTTTATGCTATTGATCTTATCATCAATATCAATGTCAGATAGATCAATCTTTGAGATATCTATAAACTCATCAGCTTCAATAGATTCTAGCACTTGAGACATATTTTCAATTAGCTTTTTATCATCTTCGGTAAGAGCTACAACACCGTCATCAAAAGATTCTGAGAAAGGTGCTGATTTCTTTGCATTTTGTCTTACATTTTCAGATGAGTCATCTGGCATCATTTCAGGCTGAGATTTATTTGCAGCAACAGCCTGATCCATTTGATCAGCACTATCTATTTCAATTTCAGAACCAAGTTTTTGAATTTCATCATCAGACATACGAAGAACGTTTTTTTGAACCCATTCTTTAGTGTAATACACACCAACGTATGGGCTAATAGTATTCAATAGCTGTAGTCTAGATGTAAGAACTTCTTGATCTTTTAGCTCAGAAAAATAATTGTCTTTTTGGAAATCATATTTGATATATGATCTCATTTCGTACCATTCTTCACGACTCATGACACCCTTAAGGGCTAACTGAATACCCATTAGATGATCAAAGAGCATTGTGAAGCGATGACGCAGACGACCTATGAATCGAGCAAACTTAACTTCATCTCTGGTAATTTCATTTGAACGACCGAGTGTAAATGAACCATTAGGGTCGAGACGTGAGATGGGAACCGATAGAGCCTCATACAGCTTCTTACGGAAATAATCTACATCTGTCATCTCACCAAGATTTTGACCACCAGGCAGAGTTGTAATTTCTGTGCCTCTAGCACCCTCGCGGCGCGGTAGCCAAAAGTCCTCAAGCATTGTCATGAACTTGCGGTCATCTCTGACTTCGCCCGTCGATGCATCATAGACGAGACGATTTTTGTGCTTGATCATAATATCACGAAGATATTGTTCAGCTTTCGGCTTAGGTAGATTACCAACATCGATATAGAATATGCGACGTTCTGGCGCGCGGCTAAGGCGATAGATTACAACCGCATCCTCAAGCATTCTGACCTGATTTAGAGGCTTAATTGCCTTATGCAGATAAGATAGCACCATGCGATTTCTATTATCAAGTAGACCCGAATTTACGTAACAAACTGAGTCTGGTGAAATCTTAACACCCTGCGAATGAGCCGCGCCAGCAAGACCAGATGGGTTATAGAGATAATATTCAGAATATGCTGGGACCGTAGGGTTTCTCTCTTTAGCCGAATCACTATTCTGTTTCTTTTGAGGGATACGAACTTTGCGAATGCGACGAGGGTCAATATAACGAAGTTCTTTAATACCCTCACGTGGGTTCTTGATATCAATCATGATATGATAGTAAAGTCTACCATCAACGTACCAACGGCGAAAAATTTCGTAGCAGATATTAGAGAAATCTAGAAGCTCAAGTATTTGATCAAATTCTTCTTCAATGCGCTTCTTAACTCTGGATGATTGCTTCAAATCATCCATGACAATTCGAACTACGCTTGCGTCAGCATCAGTAACTAAAGCTTCATTTACAATATCATCAACTGCTGCTTCAACTTCAGCATTCATTGACATTTCACGATAGCGAGAGATAAGCTCGGCTTCGCTTTTGGCAGTGCCTTCTAGATCGACAAATGTGCCATATGCACCACCGGGCGCAATTTCTACCGCGCCATCATCTTTCTGCTCTTGAACAAATGACGGTATCTGAGCAGCCTTTTTGGCTTCATCCTCAGCCTTACCGATGCGGAAGCCAAATAACTCTATAGCCATCAAAAGTCCTCAAAAAAATAGGTCCGCTATATTTAGCGGACCTATCGGTTAGTTCCGCGTTGCGGGGTATCGTTATACCGCAAGCGTTCCGGTATTGCCAGGTGTTGTCAGATCCCAGTAGTCATATGCAAATTCAACTGGGAAAGTTTCAACCTGTTCACCGTTATCCCATGCAAGATCAATAGCGCCGACCTCTGTTGGGAAGATATTTACAAAGCGATATGTACGTAGAGCCTCACCAGTCTTTGCATACTGAGTTACAGTAGCAGTTGTTCTATATGAAGCCGTAGTAGCTAGATTGGCTGCTCTCAAGTTTGACTGATGAGTATTGATTGCGTTGCTCCAAATTTCCATTGCAGAACGCACTTCAAAATCTTCATCGTTTAGAATATCGACTCTCCAGTTTGCAAATGTGCGAGTGCCTGCAATCTTGATACGGCGACCGTAGTAAGCTTGCTCAATTACACCGACGCTGCTCTGAGGAATCTGGGCAGCTCGGCACGTAAATGACACTCTAGCGCCAACATTAGGTACGCCCGCAGGCGTATCGATGATAACGCTAAAGAGCGAGGGGCGGGCGCCACCAAATGGGAGCCCGGCCGACGCAAATTCTGAGACATTAAATGGCATGTCTTATCTCCCTCTTACCGCGCCTTATGCTCGACCGACAACTTCGGTAAACTCGACGCCGGTGCGGACCGCGACGAAGTTCAGCTGAATAAAGTTAATTGATCTTGCCGGCTTAACATAGATGTCACCGACAAATTCATTACGGTCGATCACCTCAGGTGTATTGTTAGACTCGTCGCACACAACGCGGAAATCGTAGATGCCGCGACGACCCTGAACATCACGCAAGAACGGCTCGACAAGATTACGGAACTGAGCGCGCGTAAACTCGTCATTGAACTCAAACAGCGTAAACTTGGCTGCCGTGCTAATGGCCTTCTCAAGTACGATGAAGAGGCGGCGCACATTGATACGATCAAATGCAGACGGCTTAGAAAGAAGGGTCTTGTCACCAAACAGAACAGTTCCCTGACCTGGGAATGTTACTACTGGGTTAACACCATTCTTGTAAAGCTGATCGCGTTGTGCCTTTGTCGGGTTGAATGACAGCTTGATAATATTCTTTACCTGCCCACGATTGAACCCGGCCGGGCTGAACCAAGGGTCGCGCTCATTGTCTGTGCGAACCATTAGACCAGCTGTATCACCATTTAGCGGGACGTAGCGATACACATCATTGTATTTGTCATAGATGTACTTGTATGCGCTATCCAACACAGCATATGAAGATGACGGAAGAGCATTTCTATAAGTGATTATGTCATCAACTTCCTTACCAACATACGATGAGTTATTTACTACACCAACTCTAGGCGGTGAGATAACAGCGATGCAATCCTTACGAACTTCCGCAACGTTATTAATTACGTGAAGATTTTTGGTAACACCACCATTACCTGTTAGAAGTAAAGAAATATCAACTTCTTCAGGATTTGCAAATTTATTATACCCAACGATATAATCAGCCTGACGAGGCTCGGCACCGTCTCTACCATAAACCATTGATGCATTTATTGGTAGGGTTTGTGAGCCACCACCAAATGATGTGCCTGCCACAGGTGAACCGGCATTTGTCATACCACTTGGGTGTGCGGCCCACCAAAGATATTGCGATCTCTCGTTAATAACATTCTTATAATAATTTGTCGCACCATCTTCAGTATAAACATCAGATGCCTTAGATACAGAAGCAAATCTCTCGATCACGTTATTTGCAATATTAGAAATGCGACCATCTTCATCAACTACGGCAATGTGCATCTCGTCCTGAGAACCACCAGCACGTGAGGCTGCTGCTGAGGTACCTGGTGCAGCATCAAAATAATTGAAGAATTCCCATCTACGATTAACAGATGCTTGTGCTGCTACAGTATTACCAACATATCTTGCAGCAAGTGTTAGTCGAGTATTGTTTGCAACTGCTGCAACCTTAACTTCAATCTTATCAGGCCCGGCAAGCAGAAGATCACCTACTCTAACTTGAGAGGTAAATGATGTGCCTGTCCCTGTGACTGTGACGCTGCTATTCGAAAACGCTAGTGTGCCTGATAGGGTGCTTGACCAAGCATTTGCTGTCGGGCAGATTGAAAATCTTAAAGTATTCCCAAGCTCACCCGGGTACTTAGCAACAAAGGGACCAACACCAGTTATACCATTGATGTAATTAAGCTCATAGTCATCATCATTTTTGATGACAGTATTTGTTGTGTTGGCTGCATTTGAAATAGCATTTCGACCATTTGTTGTAGAACCCGCCTCATTTATGACGCGAACAACAAATAGCTGATTACCATAACCGAGAAAGCTTGCAGATGTGAAGAAATCGGCTGCGGTGTTGCTATTAGGCTTACCAAACTGTAATGCAAGCGTATCCTCGGTATCGACAAGAATGCGCTTTTGAACCGGACCCCAGCGGAAATGACCAGCGATGCCGCCAACAGTTGTGCTAACTGCAGGCACAATTGTAGTAAGGTCAATTTCGCTTACGTTTACGCCTGGGGAAATCTGAAATGCCATAATCATTTCCTCCTAGAGATGTCTGATGATTTATCCATCCACGATATTTATAAAAAAGCCATTAGACCTTGACCCAACGGTCCAACCAATCGTGGCCTCCACCAGTACCGTCGAGGGTCATAGGCTCATCATCCATACCATCGTCATAAAAACCTACAGGGAGTAGATCATCATCCATTTCCCTAAGTTTTTCGTCGGCTATTCGTTGCCTAATATCTATATCGGTTAGTTCTTTGAAATATGCCTGCTTTGTTAGCCAACCAAAAAGAACTAACGTCATAACCATATCATCATTGAAGCCTTCTTCAGCTTCAAAGCTACTACCCTTTGAGACGAAGTGTGATAGTTCTTCAATGATATCAAAATCTTCTATGATAAGCTTATCACCTTCGATAAGCTCCTTGAGACTTGCGCACCCTACTGATTTGACAAATTTTGACGTGCTTACACCAAGCTGTGACCTACCAGAAAACCCTGCGCTGAGTTGTTGCCCGGCTCGACCCATTTGAGTTGTCGATAACACATTATCACACTCAAGATCGCGGTGAAGAACCTCTGCAACAGTTTTACCGATGTCATTAGTCTCAACGAGAATATACGCATTGTTATAAGCTTTAGCATAACGTGCAACTATCTCCGGATAGAATGATGAAACCACAGTATTGCTTCTATATTTTGCTACCAATCGATATGGCACCTGAGAAACGTCAATTATTGTAAATGCAGAATAGTCTAACCCAACACCGTGACTTGTATCAACTATGACAGCATATGTGTGCTTTTGCTCAGGTTTTTGGTACATACTAATACCCCAACCATCTTTCGACACATCTTTAAAGGCCATAGACCTAAGCTTGGCGCCAGAGACTAGAGTTAGGGTACTACCTAGAAATTCAGTTTCAAATTCTTGCTTGAATTGTTCTTCGCTTGTGTTACGAATAGTTTGCTCGCGCCACTTATCATCACGACCTGGGGTATCTCTCCAATGAACTTCAATCGGCACATATTCGCTTCGTTTTTCAGTTGCATCAACCCACATCTTGTAATAATGATTTAAGCCGTTGGGTGTAGAAACAACTATGATCTTAGAAGTTTTACCGGAGCTGATTGTCGGGTAGACTGACGCAAAGAATTCTTCGGCAATATTATGCGGTACGAATGCGAACTCGTCAAGAAAGATTAGATTAAATGATCCGCCTCGGATTGCACTGGCTGACGTAGAAGATGCAAGAATCTTTGAACCATTTTCAACTTCAATATTACCCTTATTCCAAATAACTACACCTTGCTGAATCCACTTTGGTAGATATTCATATGCAAGCTGAATTTTTGCAAGCATGTCTCTTGCAAGACTACCTTTGTTAGCAAGAATGGCAATACTCTGATTATCTTGAAATAATAAAGTCCAAAGAATAAACCCAGTTACAACTGTAGACTTACCTGACTGACGAGGCATTTTACATATTGAAAATCGATTGTCTTTAAATGTTTTTACCATCTTGCGCTGATAAGGGTATAGATTAAAATTAATCAGACCCTTATCGACGTTAACAATCTTCATGTAATTATTAATAAAGTATTCTGGATCTTTGGCGCACTTATGATATTCACGGACTTGCTCTTCCGTATAATTGATTTTTACGCCTGATCTTTTTAGAGATGGGTTACCAAGATAGTTTTCAGACATCAGATGATTCACCATCAATTATATTTGGTCTGCCGTTTATGATAGCTTGCAGATCAGCTGTGCTACCAATGAATACGGCGTTATTCACAACGGTTGGGTTATTTGCAGGGTGATCACTGCCTCTAATGTCCTTTACTTTCTTCTGAAGATCGATTAAGTCTTTGCTCACGTCAGAGATAGTTTTTATTAGCTGACCAACTACTTCATAAGCTCTGGGTTGATCACTACTTTCAGCGAGTGACAATAGACTTTCAAGCGCCTTTTTACCCTGACCTATAACTTCTTTTAGATTGCCGCGCGCCTCGTTATAGTCAGTATCAAGAGGGTCAGTTTCTTCTACGATCTTTTCGATCTTAGCGGGTAGTTGTTCCTCTTGCACTTCTGGAAGATCAAGTGCATTTCTCAGCCCATCATGTAGAC